TACATCGTTTGTTGTTTTCCAGATTTTTTAGTGCCTTCTAATTCTTTTTCTTTTTTAGAAACTTCGTCGTTAACTGTCATAGCTGGCTTTGGTAAATCTATATCAGAATAAAAACCACCAACTTGTTGTTTTCTTAAATCGTTCTCAGATATTTTTATAACGTGAATAATAGACTCTGCTTCTTCTAAACTGTTTGCTGTGTAAGGCACGATTAGATCATCAGCAGGGATAAATTTAGAAACTGCTCTGCCTAATAAATCATCGTAGTAAACTTTTTTAAATGTAGAACCTGCAAGAGGTAAGTGAAACAACATAGAATCAAACTCTGGCTCATACTCTTTCATCTGATCCATAATTTGATAGTTCATGAAATCTTTTACACGTTGAGCTTGTTGTTGTTTTGGTGGAGTTGCATCTCCTAAAACTTGTGTTCTTACTGGACCGTCACTTGGTAATAACTCTTTGTATGCTGTGGCTTGAAACTGTGTAACAGCTTCTGCCAACACAGGGTGCGTTGCACCAGAAGCTCCTTGAAACGGTTCCGTTCTATTTTCATATTTGAAACCTAATAAGTCAAGACCATCTGTGTAACTTTTCTCCCAATCTTTTCTGGACATCTTGTAGTCCATGTAATCTGCTTTTAGTTCACTACCGAGTGGTCCTAAAACATCATCAGGTAAAAGATCTGCTAAATTGTCAAAATGAGATTCTGTGCCAGGTATGTTTATTGAACCTGGTTCAAAATCAATCGTTGCACCGCCATCTTCTTCGGGTGTAACTTCTATTGGTCCTTTTTCTTGAGTCTCCTCTTTGACTTCAATATCCTCGCCTGGGACTTTAATCTCAGTACGTACTTCAGTCGGGAGTCCTTTTTCTATATCTGCCATTTATTACTCCATCATTGTTCTAGCATAGTCTTCTAACGAAGCCAAGCCTCCTGGTCCCTTTTCAGGGGGTGGCCCAGATCGTTTACCTGCTTGCTTTAATAGTCCACCACCGGCTAATTCAACAGCCATTGCTCTGTTACCAGTGACAGTATCTTTTAAATTATCAAAAGCTTGTTTTCTCATAGCTGCAACACCAGCCTCAGTTTCGGCTCTTTCTTTTGCAACTCTTTGTTTACCAGCTTCAAATTTTTGTTTTGCTTCTTCTAGAGACATATCTGTTTGCACAGGTGGTGCTTCAATAAAACCAAAACCTGTTGGCATGTCTATATTTAATTCTGCCATCTGCTCTTGTTTAACCTTTGCTCTAGCTTCTTTTTCTTCTGGAGTCATAGCTAAAATATCTTTTGTGCCACCTATAATATCTGTACCAATTAAATTTCTTTCTAATGCTTCAACTAAATTTTTACCCGCTGCAACATCTTGAAAAGTTGTATAAGCAACATAAGGGGCAACAGCTAAACCTAAAGTTTTAAAACCAGCTGATAAATATTTTGCTTTTCCTACATCACCAGGAATAGATTTTGCTACATCGTACATGGTAGATATTATTGGAAGCTTGGCATTTAGTTGTGTAACTTCTTTCGTTCCTAAACGTTTAGCGGCTTTTATTTGTTCAGGTATTTGTAGTTTAATTAAATCTAAATCTGCTTTTGTTAAATCTTTTACAGGTTTGTCCACTAGACCTGCACCTAAAACTTTTTTATAATCAACTCCATAAATAGATGGTTTTAAAGTTTTTTCGTCTATCAAAACTCCTTGGAGAGCTCCCTTAGTTCTATCAGACAACTCTGATATTTTTTTATTTATTTTTTCTATTTCTTTTTGAGTTTGTTTTGGAACTTCTCCGGGTTTTAAACCTTTAATTAATTTTTGTTGATTTTTATAAAGAGTTCCTAATTTCTGTTCTGTTGGTTTTACCAATTCTTGATTCACAATTTTTTTATCAATTCCTAATGATGTTGTTAAATAATCTGCTCCAACAGCAGAGTTAGCTTTTAAAGATGCTCTGTGTGCTACATCAACTTCTTTTGCTAAAGCTTTAGGATCTACTTTTTTAATTTCTCTTTTAATTTTTTGCTCCATCGCTGGAGATGATATTTTTTTAATATCCGCTTTTCTTCTAACGTCTCTTTCTCTTTGCCTTTTTTTCTCTCCTTCAAGAGTTTGTTTTTTATACTCTAATTTATTATCTCTTTTTAAAACCCTATTTATTCTCTCAACATCAGCTAAATTAACTTTATATTTTTTAGCTAAAGCCTCATTACTTAAAATACTACCATCTTTAATTCCTTTTAAATAATCTTGAGAAGTAATTGGAAACTCAAATCTTTTCTCTAAATCTTTTAAATATTTTTTAATTTGATCTTTTGGTCCTTTAATATTTAATTTACCGTCATAAAAAGATGGTCGTATTCTATCAGGTTGTTTTTCCATGGCTGCTTTTTTAGCGGCCGCTGAACCTTTTAACTGACCTTCAACACCTCCACCAAACTGAAACTCTAACATTCTTTCTACCTCTTCTGGGTTTTCTAAATACTCTTTGAGTTTTTCAAATCTTTTCTTTTTTCTTTTTTTAAGTTCTTCTTCTGGTTTTCTTTTAGGTAGGACTTCTTTGTTTTTTACAGAGCCACCGCCGTTAAATTTAGGGCGAGTGAGCCAATCGATTG